TGCCCAAAGCCCTCAAGCCGAAGACGTCCTTCGACAGCAAATTCAAGCTGGAGTTCCCGGCGCTGAACAGCAAGATCGTCGTCGGGCACGCCCGCAATATGAACGTCGGCGCAAGCCAGATGTCGCACATCGCGCACCTGACGGAGGTCGCCCGGTACCCCAACCCGGACGAAGTGCAGGCCAGCTTGTTCCCGGCCTTCAGCGACGCCCGCGGCCAACAGGACTACAGCGCCATCATCCTCGAATCGACCAGCCACTTCAACGGCGCCTGGTTCAAGGAGTTCGCCGAGCAGGCGCAGCGCGGCGAAAACGGCTTTGAATTCCACTTTGTGCCGTGGTTCGAGCACGAGGACTACACCCTGCCAGTGCCGGACACCTTTGCCCACACGCTGACGATGGACGAGCGCGACCTCATGCGGCGCTACAAGTTGACGCTGGGCCAGATCGCCTGGCGGCGCCAAAAACGCGCGACCTACGTCAACCCCGTGCTGTTCGAACAAGAGTACCCGCTCGACTGGGAATCCAGCTGGCGCTTGCCCATGGGCACCCACCGCGTCTTCGGCGACCTCGAGCTCGCCTGGATCGAGGACACCATCGCCCCTGGCGTCCGCCACATGCCGACGGCCCGCGGCCTTGAGGAGACGTTCGGCGGCATGCTCGAGGTCTGGCAGCCGCCCCGCGAGGGGGTCTTCTACCACCTCGGGGTCGATGTGGCGCAGGGCCGCGACACGCAGGCCGACTGGACGGTCCTCAGCGTGCTGCGCGGCGACACCTGCGAGCAAGTGGCCGAGGCCCGCTTCAAGTGGGATCCCGCCGACCGCGAATTCCACGACTTTGTCTACTGGACCGGACTAGCGTACAATACGGCCAGTATTATCCCTGACATCACCGGCGGCTGGGGGCACGCCCTGCTGTCAGAGCTGCAGCGCCGGTCGTACGCGAACCTGTGGCAATGGCGCCGCCGCGACGACCTGACCGAGAAGGTGAGCAAGCGGGTCGGCTTTGTGTACACGAAGCGCGACAAAATGGCCTTGATCAACAATGGCGTCACCCTCGTGCGCCAGCGCAAAGCCGCCGTGCGCAGCCTGACGTTGTTGAACGAGATGCGCACCTTCATCCAGGTCATGGACGAGTACATGGCCGCCCCGGGCACCAAGGACGATGCCGTGAACGCCTGGCTGCTCGCGGCCCTGTCGGCCGTCGACGCCACCATCGGCCTCATGGACATCCCGGAGGAGCCGATCGTCGTCCGGCCCGACGGCCGCCCCTGGGCCACGCACGACATCGACGCCGACCTGCATGGCACCGGCCAGCAGCCCGGCTGGCTCCGCAGTTGGTAAGTGTACATCGCACCTAGGGAGGACTACGTATATGGCACAGATTCGCATCAGCCTCGACCAATCGCTCATCGACGACCTGCAAGCGCAGGCCGACGCCGCCGGCATCACCCTGTCGGCCCTGCTGGCCGAAAAGGCCCAATTCGCGCCCGCGGCTGCACCGGCCAGCACCCAAGACGTCTTCACCCTGGACCAGGCGGCAGACGCCTTCCTCCGTGTGCTGGCGCCGGGCCACGCCGACCTCATCCGCCAGTGTGCGAACGACACCCGACAGAAGCCGGCCGCCTACCTGCTCTCCGCCATCACCCTCGCGTACGAAAACGGCCAAACCAGCCTGCTTCTGCCACAATGGACCGGCGAACGCCTGGCCATCACCTCACCGACCCAGCACGGCGTCGGCCACTGCCAATGGTGCGGGCACGAGTTCGCCATGACCCGGCCTGGCCAGATCTACTGCCCCACGCCCAGCGTGCCCGGCGGCCAATCCTGCAGCCGTCAAGCCGCCCTGGCCCCGATTGTCAACCGCCGTCAGGCCCAGTCTGCCGACCTGACTTACGCCCCGTCGCCCAAGCACACTCTGGCCCGCGCCTAAGGAGCCCGCATGGACTTGCCCAACAGCCGCCCCGTCAAGCCGGACACCGCGCCCGATCACACCGACGACAGCGAACAGTGCCTGCTGAAGGCGCTCGACGCCATCGCCGACGAGGCCTGTCGTGTGAAGGACCACTGGGTCAAGGACACCGACCTCACCCGTGACCTCGACCTTTACCGCGGCAAGCTCAAAGGCAACGCCGACGACCGCTACTTCGACTGTAACTTCGTCGGCGCCTTCATCGACCGCATGGTGGCCCAACTGACCGACAACCGCCCCATCATTCGCCTCGAAAACCGCAAAGCCGGCATCAGCAAGGTTGCCCGCAGCGTCGAAAAAGTCATCCAGTGCGTCTGGGACGAATCGAAGGTCCAGCGTGGGCTGTTCAAGCTGGCCAACAACGCCGCCGTCAACCGCTCCGCCGGCCTGTACACCGGCTTTGACACCGACTTGAACACCCCGAACGTCGAATTGCTCCGCATCAACCAGGTGTTGATCGATCCGAACGTCGTCGAGTCCGGCCAGGTCGACAGCGCCGAGTACGTCCGCATCGAACGGGTGATGACGCTGTCGGAGATCCGCGCCAAGTTCCCGGGCCGCGGCGCCCTCGTCAAATCCGACGTCAACGTCAGCACCATCGGCCAGGAGCCGAAAAAACGCACCAGCATGCTCGACGCCTTTCGCCAAACGACCGTCAGCAAAGACACCATTCCACGCGCCCGTGTCTACGAATGGTTCATCCAGGATCGCCAAACCGCCGACGACGGCACCCGGCTGTTCCCGTCGTACCGCCGTATCATCTGCAGCGACGACGTCGTCCTCTGGGACGGCCCGAACCCCTTCTGGGACGGCCGCATTCCTGTCGACTGGTTCGATTGGATGGTCGACCCAGAACATATTTGGGGCCACAGCGAGCCGGCCCGCCTGCGCAAGATGCAGCTCGCCTTCAACCAGCTGATCGACGGCCTCGTCGAGAACCAACTGCTGACGAACATCATCAGCGTGGTCGGCGATGCCGACGCCCTGCCGCCCGAGCAGTGGAAAAAGCTCCAGAACATCAAGTCCAGCCTGCTCCTGCAGAAGAAAAACCGCAACAGCACGCTGACCGTCACACCGCCAGCGCCATTTGGCCAGGACAAGATCCAGATTGCCCGCAGTATCTTCACCTACGCACAATTGCTGACCGGCGTGACCGACGTGACGCTGGGCGATGCGCCCGGCAGCCTCCAGTCAGGCTTGGCCATCGAAGGCCTGCAAGAAGGCGCAAATCTGATGACCCGCGCTCGCGCCAGCCGCCTCGAAGACTTGATGGCCCGCGTCGGCCAAAAGCTCATCGCCCGCGTCTTCCAGTTCGTCACCAGCGACCGCGTCTTCACCATGGTGGGCCCGACGGCCGAAGCCGTCGCCTATGCGATGGCCCGCGCCGAGCTGTTCGTCGACGACGCCGGCCAGCCCATGACGCCCGCCGCCCAGCGCGAGGCGCTGCGCTTCATGCGCTTCAGCGTCCTACCCGGCAGCAGCGCCCCCGGCAGTAGGCTTGCGCGGGCCCGCATGATGGCCGAGCTGGTGAAGCTCGGGGCGGCGAGCCGCCGCGACGTCCTGCTGGCCGCCGACTTCCAAGACCCTGACGAAATGCTCAAGCGCGCGCAGGAAGACGCCGGGCAGAACCCGGTCTTCCAGGCGATGGCGAAGAAGGAGGGCAAGCCCGAATGACCGTCGGCGACGGCATCGACCACTTGAGCCAACACGACCGCAGTCTGACCGTCTATATGCCCGGCGTCGACGGTCGGGCCGAAATCGTCGCCTGCATCGGCCCCATGGAGCACTGTTTGTGCGACGGCGACCCGACTGGCATCAGCATTCCCCCGGACGTCTACATCATGTCGCAAGAATTCGCCGACACCATCGACTGTGACGACGAGGACGCTCTATGATCACCGCCGTGCTCGCCCGCACCGACTTCGACAAGCCGATGTGCGTCGCCGTGCTCTCCTGCGCCTACCCCTATGCCATCGTCGCCGTCCTCGAACCCGGCGCGACCTCCTTCAAACTGCCGATGGACCGCCTCTACCGCTGGCACGAGGTCCTGCATTGTCGCCTGCTGGACGCCTGTCTGCACGGCCATACCACCGCCCTCGCCGGCCTATGGCAAGGCGCCACACCCTGGCGCCCGCAGGCTTGCCTTCCGGGCAAAACATGATACCGTAGACCCAGACGCGCACTGTCCGGCCCCACTGGACGCTCCACGTCAGCCGAAACCCCTGCCGACCGCTACCCGGTGGGGGTTTCGTGCGTCTGGCCCCCGCCGCCCCTTGACACCCGCCGACTTCGTGCTACCCTTGCCAGTATGGACTTACTAGGACTCAACGAATTGCTATTTTTGCACCTCGCTGCCCTGGTGCTGACGTTGCTGCTACTGGCCTGGCTCACCCAGCCTGGAGGCAAGCCGTGATGCGGCCTTCCAGCCTGAACGGCGAGCCCAGCTGGTTGCGTGACGTCAGCCCGACGGCCTGGGTTTGGATCGCCAGCCTGCTGGCCTTCTTGGTCTACTTCTACGTCGCAGCGGCCTGAGAACGCCCCGTTGGGGCAACCGGAGAGATCCGCGCCCGGCAGAGCGCGGTCGGTGGAAGTTCGGCCACCTTCGGGAGCCGCCGCGCTACAGAAAGGCCGCACATGAGGGAGGTCAAGCGATACAGCGCGACATACGGACGAGACTGTATTGAGTTTGTGGAGACAGCTAACGGTACACTTGTGAGCTATGCCGACCACGACGCCGCCCTGCGACACGCCAAGGCAGAGGGGTGGCGGGAAGGGAAGGAATACGCTTTGAATGAAGCCGCTATGCGAGCGGGTTGTGCAGCTCATCGGGCTTGCTGTGGAATAGAGGCTGATAATTCTCAAGGGAAGATTCACGGTTATTGTGTGGTGTGTGGAGTGCCATGGCCTTGCGAGACAGCGCAATTCTTTCTATTCAAGGCCGACGCCCGCGCCGCACAGATCGAGGAGGGTGAACACGATGATAGCCATACTTCGAACGACTGAATATCGAGGCGATCATAGCGCTGATGTGTCACAGGTTTTTCTGGTTCACAAGGGTGAAACCGTCAAGGATTTGATGGCGAGACTTAAGCCAAACACCTATGACTGGATAGAATTACGGCATACTGTTCCAGCACAGATCGAGGAGGGGGTAAATAATGTTGAAAATGGAAGAGCTGACCAATCCTGATAGTTGTTTGTCGAAAGCGAAGGAAGAGGAACGAATCTTTGTGCTACTGGGTCGTGACAAAGCTGCCCCTGCTACGATTCGATTTTGGGTACAGACACGTATTCAACTGGGCAAGAATCAACCTGATGATCCACAAATTGTCGAAGCGTTGGCGTGTGCGGACTTGATGGAGATCGAGGAGGGGGAGTGATGGCCGATCGACCAACAAAAGAGGATCGTGATGCGTTACGGTTGTTGCTCCAACGCGAGGATCTGTCTGATTGGGATGCTGAGTTTGTGGACAATCTGCGTAATTGGCAAGGCAACTGGACGCCGAAGCAGGCGGATAAGTTCGACGACATTTGGGCGAAGTATTATTAACTACAGGAGGCTTGTCATGGAAAATCAACACCGTGAGATTAAGGGCTACCGGGAATTGAATGCGGATGAAATTGCTTTGATGAATGAAGTGAAGGCGAAAGGTGTGGAGTTGGGTGCGTTGGTTGAAAAGTTGCGCACCAATAAAGAATTGGACGGTCGATGGATCGCGATAGGCGCAACCGATTTGCAGACCGGCCTCATGGCATTAACGCGAGCCATTGCTAAACCGACATTCTTTTAGCGTAAGTGACCTGACACGAAAGGCGGCGGGGGCATGGCGTACACCAAGGAAGAATTAGCGAAGTGGTGGGAGGCAACCTGTCCTAAATGCGGATGGACAGGCTTGAGTCGCGATTGTGGCGGTGGTTATCCGATAGCTGATACAGGGGACTTTGACGATCCCACATGCCCTAAATGTGACACAGTTGTTGAGTGACCTGACACGAAAGGCGGCGGGGGCATATGTGGACAACAGAGCCAACAGAATCAGGGTGGTATTGGTGGAGGATGAAAAATCCTGACTCGATGCAGCTTGTGAAGTTCCATAAACAGTTTCACGCCCCGACAGAACACGGACCAAACTTGTGGATGCTTACCAGTCGAATGCTTGGCGCTGAATGGCAAGGGCCTATCGCTCCCGCAGACTGAGCAGAAAGGCGGCGGGGATGGAACGGACGTTTAGCTTCGAGGATCTAGAGCCTAGAATTATGCCTATCCCAGAGTGTGGTTGCTGGATATGGGAAGGCTATATCACCATGTATGGCTATCCAGAAATTGTGAGGAGTGGCGTCAACGTTGGATCAGCAAAAGCAACGAGAAGGGTGCATCGCATTGTGTACGAACTGCTGCGTGGGCCTATCCCTGAGGGAATGCAGTTAGATCATCTCTGCCGCGTTCGGTGTTGTGTGAACCCCGACCATCTGGAGGTCGTAGACAGTAGAACTAATACGTTGCGAGGTGTGTCCATTGCTGCTGCCAATGCCAGAAAGACGCACTGCGTGAGGGGGC